ATAGTTGGATTGGGTTTGACGAAATTACGCACCTTGCTACGGAATTCCCGTGGAATTACTTATCATCACGTTTGCGTACTACTAATCCAGATATTATTCCTTATATGCGTTGTACTGCCAACCCGGGCGGTGTTGGACATGCTTGGGTAAAGAAGCGTTATGTAGATGCAGCCCCTTGGAATACATCGTTCATTGGTCAGGATGGTATTACAAGAAAGTTTATACCTGCAAAATTACAGGATAACCCGTACTTAACCAGAGATGGCAGGTACGAACAAATGCTAGAAGGTCTTCCAGAGCTGCATAGGAGAAGATTACTTCAGGGTGATTGGGATGTTAATGAAGGTGCGGCATTCCCAGAGTTCGATAAGAACATTCATGTCATCCCTCCATTTGACATACCCCCTAGTTGGAACAGGGTTAAAGGTATTGACTATGGATATGCATCACCCTCTGCATGTATATGGGCAGCTATAGACCCTGATGATGGTACGATAGTGGTATACCGTGAGTTGTACTCAAAAGGACTCACAGCGGAAGAACTGGGGCAGACCATAGTAGATATGGAAGCCTCTGAGTTCAGAAGCATATCGGGTGTTTTGGATACAGCAGCATGGAACCGTACAGGCTATAGTGGCCCTACAATCGGTGAAATATTGTGCAGAGCACCATACATGCAGAAGTTAAGACCTGCTGATAAGAACAGAATAGCAGGTAAGATACAGTTACATGAAAGACTGAAGGTAAACGAGAACGGTAGACCAAGGCTTCAAATATTCGAGAATTGTCCGAACCTGATTAGAGAGCTACAATCCATACCTTACAGTCCTACTAAACCAGAGGATGTTGATACACACGTAGATGACCACGCCTATGATGCGTTAAGGTATCTTATAATGTCAAGACCTCGTATGACAACTACACAAGAACATCTCTTTCAATTTAAACAGGATGCCTCAGGCTATGTACCTGTTGACCCAGAATTTGGCTATTGATGATGATAAATGACATAAACCAGTTACCAGAAAATGAACAGATGCTCAATGCAGATGAAGCCTTTGCTGTAGATCTATCTAATGCAATTGAAGAGGATAGTATCGGTAACTCCAATAACATTATGGTATCCAATATAGTAAGGGATATTAAAGAGAAGTTCAGTGAAGCTGATCGTCAACGTGAAGGTGATGAAAAGCGTTGGATGGATGCATACAAGAACTACCGTGGTCATTATTCCAAACGTGAGAGGTTCAATGAGCATGAGAAGTCAAGGGTATTCGTTAAGGTAACCAAGACTAAGGTTCTTGCAGCCTATGGTCAATTGGTAGATGTTATGTTTGCCAATAATACCTTCCCTATTGCAATCCAACCTACGAAGGTTCCAGAAGGTACAAGTGAGTTTGTAAATCTCAAACAACCCGGAGTAGAGACTCCAATGCAGGAGCCTCAGGAACAAGAAGGGCCAATGGGAGGTCTAGGTTACCCCGGGGATGGTTATGAACTTACTCCCGGTACTACCTTCAGCAATATCGCTCAGGGTCTTAGGAAAGAACTGAAGGATGCTGAATATGAAGAAGGCCCAAGTCTAACAGGATCTCCAACCCTTAAGCCTGCACATGAAGCTGCAAAGCGCATGGAGAAGTTAATCCATGATCAGATCGATGAATCTAACGGTGCAGGTGAACTACGTAGTGCCTTGTTTGAAGCTGCACTCTTAGGTACTGGTATCATTAAAGGCCCATTCAACTATAACAAGAAGCTGCATAAATGGGAAGATGATGGTCAGAGTGGACGTAAGCATGTAGAGGAAGAAGTACGTGTTCCTCGTATTGAGTTCTGTTCAATCTGGAACTTCTACCCAGACCCGGATGCAACTAACATTGATGAATGTGAATGGGTAATCCAACGTCATAAGATGTCAAGAAGCCAGTTGAGATCCCTTAAGGATCGTCCTTACTTTGACAAGAATGCCATTAATGATGCTCTTAATGAATACCCTAATTATAACCGTAAGGACTTTGAGACAGAGATAACGGCAGAGAATGCAAACATAGAGCCTCGTTCAGATCGCTATGAAGTTTTGGAATACTGGGGCATCATGGATAAGAAGTTTGTTAAAGAAGCAGGTATCCAGTTTGCAGATGAATACGACAATTTGGATGAAGTTCAGATCAATGCGTGGATCTGTGGACATAAGCTACTCCGTGTGGTGATTAATCCATTTACACCCAAGCGTATTCCATACCTTGCATTCCCATATGAGCGTAATCCATATACCTTCTTTGGTATTGGTGTTGCAGAGAATATGGACGACTCACAGAAGATTATGAATGGTCATGCTCGTATGGCTATTGATAACCTAGCCCTTGCAGGTAATCTGGTATTTGACGTAGATGAATCTGCATTGGTTCCGGGTCAGACTATGGAAGTCTATCCGGGCAAGATCTTTAAACGTGCTGCGGGTATGCCGGGACAGGCCATTTATGGTGTTAAGTTCCCAAGTACCGCAAATGAAAACCTGCAGATGTTTGATAAGTTCAGACAGATTGCTGACGAATCTACTGGCATACCATCCTATGCTCACGGTCAGACAGGTGTAATGTCTACAACTCGTACAGCAGCAGGTATGTCAATGCTGATGGGTGCTGCATCACTTAATATCAAGACCGTTGTGAAGAACATCGATGACTTCCTGTTAAAACCATTAGGTCAGGCACTCTTCCAGTGGAACATGAATTTCTACACTGGTGATCTAGAGATCGTAGGTGATCTGGAAGTCAAGGCAGGTGGTACATCTTCCCTGATGCAGAAGGAAGTACGTTCCCAGAGACTTACCAACTTCATGCAGGTTATTCAAAACCCTGCCATTGCACCGTTTGTCAAGATGCCTGCACTGATTAAAGCATTCTGTGAATCACTGGAACTTGACCCAGAAGAGTTCCTGAATGATCCAGATGAAGCTGCCGTGTTTGCACAGATCATTGGTATGGCAGGAGGAATGCCCTCAGGGGCCACAGGAAGCCCTCAGATGGGACAAGGAGACATAGGGGCTACCGGAGTACCGATGCCAATGGAAAACGGCTTTACGGGCAATCCAGAGGGTATGAACGCAGGAGGCGCAAATGGAACTCAAGAAGCTTCGCCCATTGGTTAATCAAGAACTTTGGGGAATGTACGAAAGTTACCTTAAAGAAGTAATAGAACTTAAAACCAAAGAACTGATAAACACAACAGATGAACACAAGATAAGGGCATTGCAGGGTCAGTTAAGACTCCTTCAGGAACTTGTCGTAATGAGAGAGAAGGCTAATGCTAGTTAATCCGTACACCCCCGGTAGTAAAGAATTCGGACAATGGGAAGCACAGAAAGCTATTAAAGCAGCTAGACGAGTAGATGAGAATCCAAGGGCTAACGTATCTGAAGTACAGGATATTAGATTTGGAAGATCAGGACAGGTACTGCAGAAGATGCAGAGCGCATATGGTCAAACTCAACTATTCGGTAAACCACTATCCCAGATGAAATATATGGCAGAGGGTGGTGAGATTGAAGATGAAGATGCCATGCCAGTAGGTGAAATGTCACTGCTTGCTCCAATGGAGGAATACCCAGAAGGTGAAGAGAGTCCTGAGGAATTTACTTCATTAATTGATGTACTGGGCGAACAGAAGTTTGCTGAACTTGAACAGGCAATGGCTGAGTATCCGGTAGTTGCTGAAGTTGCTGAAATGGCTATCCTGACTTCTGATGGAGCAGGTGCTGTCAGTGGCCCCGGAGATGAAAAGAGTGATAGCATCCCTGCTAGACTTTCAGATGGTGAGTTTGTATTTAGTGCAGAAGCCGTTAAAGTCATTGGTATGGATGAACTTGAAAGAATGCATGAAGAGGCAAAAGCTATAGCTGCTGCTTCCTAGGGTCAAGTGACCCAAAATACTTAAGGAAGAGGAATCTTCCCTAGACGCTACCCGGGATTCCCGGCCCTGATAGGAGAAACTAAATGGCAAAGATGCTAGGTAAAAACGAAACCAATAAACCATATAACGCAAAGAACACCGACATCGAGAAAGCAGAGCGTGGGCTAGTAGGTGCAGATGATGGACTCGCATACGTTAAGAAGAAAAACTATGCAGTAATTGGTCAAGGTAGAGACATGATGGAAAAAGTTGAGCAGGAAGCACCAGAATTAGAAGAAGAACAGCAACAAGAAGAAGAAGAAGAACAGAAATACCAAAAGGTAGATTGGAAGAAGCGACACGATGATCTGAAACGTCACCATGACCGTAAGCTCAACGACTTGAAGAGTGAACTACAGTCATTAAAAGAATCAAGACCTAAATTCTCACCACCTAAAACCCCAGAAGAACTGGCTACTTTTAGGGCAGAGAATCCTGATATTTATGATGTAGTTGAAACCGTAGCACACATGCGAGCTACGGATGAAATGGAACAACTTCAGAACACTGTAAAGCGTCTTGAAGAACAACTCCAAGCCGAACAGATGGCAAAAGCCTATGCACAGCTTAAGATCCTAGCACCTGATTATGAACAGATCTCTGCTAGTGATGACTTTAAGAACTGGGCATCTGAACAGCCAAGAGAAATTCAGGCTTGGATTTACGAAAACAAAGATAACGCACAGCTTGCTGCTAAGGCCATTAACCTATACAAAGCTGACCGAGGCGGTCAAGTAGTGCAACAACGTCAGGCAGTTAGACCAAGCGCAGCAGATGCTATTAGTGTTGGTCGAGCTAATGACGAAAGTCGAGGTAGGCAAGAACGTATCTTTACTACTTCGGAAATCGGCTCTATGTCATGGAAGCAGTATGAAGCTCTCCGTGAAGATATAGATAGAGCACATCGGGAAGGCCGAGTTGTAAAAGGCTGAACCAACTCAAGGAACATTAACTAAGGAAGACCCCGTAAGGCTACTCTTCTACTAAATGCCGCCCACAGCTAAACTGTGCCACCGGATCGCAGAACACCATAACTGGCAATAACTGCAAAACTTAGTTCCTACAACACAATTTAACTTAAGCCAATTTAGGAGAACAAACTCATGGCACATTTTGAAAACGCAAGCCCTACGGGTAAAAACTTTGACAGCGCACTTACTGGGCAAACTGGTAGCTTCTGGGTTCCAGAAATCTTTAGTAATAAGGTTCAGGTAGCCTTCCGTAAGTCCTCTGTCTGTGAAGCTGTATGTAACACCGACTACTTTGGTGAGATCGCATCTTACGGTGATACCGTAAACATCATCAAAGAACCAACAATCACCGTATCTGATTACACCCGTCAGGCCACCCTGTCAAGCTCTCCTCTGAGCGATCAGGAACTGGTACTGATCATCGATCAGGCTAAGTACTTCCAGTTTGAAGTTGATGATCTTGAAGAACGCTTCTCCCATGTAAACTGGCAGGCTGTAGCAGCAGACAACGCTGCCTATCAGCTTAAAGATTCCTATGACACTGATGTACTGTCTATCATGGGTGCAGGTGCAGCCAATGTAACTGGTTGGGGTACTGCGGGTGCTCCTATCGATATGGGTCATGGTACTGGTGATACCGATCCTCTGGACATCCTTGCTCGTCTTGCACGTGAACTGGATGACAACAACGTACCGGAAGAAAACCGTTATGTTATTGCTCGTCCTGAGTTCTACGAAGAACTGGCTAAAACCAATTCTAAACTGATGAGCATCGATTACAATCAGGGTGACGGTGGTCTGCGTAATGGTCTGGTAGCTTCAGGTCAGCTTCGTGGCTTCATGATGTATAAATCCAACAATACTCCAGTTGTTGCAGGTACAGGTTCTTTCTCCGGTACTAACTACAACCAGATTATCGCTGGTCATATGTCAGCAGTAGCTGCTGCTTCTGCAATGTCACAGACTGAATCCTTCCGTTCACCAACCACCTTCGCTGACGTAGTTCGTGGCATGTTGGTCTGGGGTCGTAAGGTTCTCCGTCCAGAAGCTCTGGTACATTCAGTATACTCTACTGATATTGACTAATCGTTAGTCTAGCCTCCCCTTCGGGGGAGGTATTTCCTT